TTAGACTTTATCCCAATCCTTTTCAGCATTAAAGCAAGGACAGGCTTTGATCCATTCTTCCGGTTCAATCTCGCCGTTTCCGTTCAGGTCGGGGCTAAGATCCCGGTGTCCACATATCCGGCAATCGGGATACTCTTTCAATAAAGTGAGAATTAATACACGCAGAGAGTGTTTTTGCCAACAGGTGCGTGTGTCCTTCGGTTGTCCCATGCAGTCGAGTCCTCCTTCGTAGCAGATACCTATACTTTCCTTGTTGAAACTGCGACAATGCGCACCGACCTTTTCTATCGGACGGGTAGACTTTATATCACCGTTCTTGCGGATATAAAAATGATACCCCGTTCCGTTGAATCCGCGCCTGCGGTGGCAGATATCCAGATCATATTCCGTGAAGCTCTTGTCCTCGCGCGTGGCGGAGCAATGGATTACTATTAGATTGATAGTTCTCATGGATAAGACCGTTCATTGTCAGGCTTCCGCCATGCTACGTTGCGAGCACTCTTTATGGATGCATTGCAAGGTGGCAGCCTGCGCCAGCTGACCTCTTAATGAGAATATCTCCGTATGCATCTCTTTCACTTTCGAGCTAAGGTCGAAATAATCCTTCAACACTTTTTCCAACTGCTGCATCAGAAAAGTATATTGGTCTTTCACCAGTTCGCTGAACTCTTTTACTTCTTGCGCCATTACTTTGCGCTTTTTGCGGTTACTGCCCAGAAAGGACAGGATCGTTATAATGATCTCTATGATTTTATCAAGCATTTTAATAAATTGAGGATTGAAAATTGAGAATTAAAAAATAAATGTAGAAGAAAACAGAAACCGCATAGAGAGTAACTGTAGAAATCACTCCGTAATATCCATGCGGCGCTGTTTTAAAGATTAAGCTGCCGGGTCCGGAGCTTCTCCGCTTCCGCCGCTGTTTCCACCGCTACCGCTATTTCCGTCATCGTCACCTTCTCCGTCGCCCTTTGCTGCCAGGATAAAATCGACATTATTTTCGCCTCGGGTAGTGGCATGGCTCGTATTTACCAATTGAAGCGCCTTGTCCGCCACGAAACGGACATTTACTTTGCGGATGCTGCGCACCGTGCAATCTTTCTCTTTTTCTGCCCCCTCGCTGCTCAATGTGATATGAAACGTACCCAATCCGTCAACCTTCACCTTGTCGCCCTGGGTAAGCGATAGGCGTAACTGCTCGACAAAAGCCTCAATGGCATGCTTCACGTCTCCTGCAGTGAGCGAGGAGTTCGCTTCGATGGCATCCGCCAGCTTGTTGATGTCCATCACTCTCACTGTGCCCGATTTCTGGCGTACATAATACAACATCTGTGAATCCGGTTGATTCACATACTTTCTGCGCTGATAGCGCTCCACTAATACATTCATACAATAAAAAGTTAAGGTTTAAGTAATAAAATTTTCTCTGTCCTTACGACATTACAAATATACGAAATATGAGAGGGAAAGTCAAGTGTTTTGCTATATATATTGTATGTATAATGAAATAAAATGAGAAAATGATTTATGCTATATGTTGTAATATAAAATTGTATATTATTAGTGTAACTGTTTCTTATTTGGCATGTTTCAGCATATACTCTAACGGAGGGACATATTCGGTGATCTTGGTCATTTCCGGATTATGTCTGAAATAGACGTTTCCTGTCTCTCCGTTGCGTTGCTTGGCTATGATGACTACTCCCAGACCTTCGGTGGGATAACCACTTTCCCGGTCGGTCGTCACCCTTGCAAGGGCGGGACGGTAGAGCAGCATGACGACGTCTGCATCCTGTTCAATAGCTCCGCTCTCGCGGAGATGAGCCAGTTCGGGACGGCCGGCAGGGCGGTTTTCCGATTCGCGGTTTAGCTGGCTAAGCAGTACGACTGGTACATTCAGTTCTTTGGCTAGCAATTTTGCCTTGCGGGTGGCTTGTGCCACTTCCTGTTCGCGGTTGCGGTTGTTTTGACCGGTCGTCATGTCGCAGAGTTGCAGGTAGTCGATAATAATAGCATCGCACGCATGTTGGCTTTGCAGCAGTCGCGCGCTGGAACGTATATGTTCCATGTTGACCGATGTGCTGTCGTCTACGTGTATCGGCAGGCGTTTGAGGTCAGCGGCTGTTGTGCGTGCCTCTACGAGTTCCTGTTGGCTGACGGTTCCCGATCGCCAATGGCGGGCGCTGATTTCGCTGACCGCTGTCAGCCATCGGTCTGCTAGTCGTTCCCCTTGCATCTCGAGGCTGTAGACAGCTACGGCATACCCTGCCATTGCTGCGCTTCGTGCCATGTGTAGTGCGAATGCCGTTTTTCCTACGCCGGGACGGGCGGCGACCACCACCAACTCGCCTTTCTGTAGTCCGGACGTCATGCGGTCCAGATCCGCCAGTCCGGTAGGGAGGCCGGTTACTCCGTTTTTGTTGTTGGCGATACGTCCTTCGGCTTCTACCATGGTGGCGGTCATTAGTTCATCCATGTCGCGCATGTGGTTGTTATGGCCGAATTCGCCTTCCAGACGGTCGAGCAGGTTATGCGCGTCTACCAGTGAGTCGTCAATATCCATCGTTTCGTCTAGCGAACAGGCGAGGAGTTTGTTGAACCCCAGAATCATTTCGCGTCGCAGGTATTTCTCGTGTACGATCTGCGCATGATATTCAAGATGGGCGGAGGTTGCCACCTTGCTGCTCAATTGGGTGATGCCGAACGGTCCGCCCGCCTCTTCTTATGTGTCTCTCTTGGGGGAGATTTTTCACCATTCTTTGAGCATTGTGTTTATTCCTGCATGATACATGGCCAGTATGGCGGCATAGATAACCTGATGGCGCAGGACGTAGAACATTTCGGGACGCAGCTTGTCGGCTACCAGTGGTATGGCTCCCTGTTCTATCAGGCAGGCGCCGATGATAGCTTCTTCTATTTCGGGAGCCTGTGGCGAAACTCTGTTTTCGGTATTCATATTATCAGTATTCGTTAAGAAAAGCTTTGTTGGATAAATAGCTGGCGGCATGGAGAAGGAAATTGATGTTCGTTTGGTGGAAATAATATTCCTCTATCCTGTCGATGGCGAGTTGCTGTTCCTTGTCGCCCAACTTTTTCCATTCGCGTTGTGCTTTGGCGATATTCTCTTTGGGGAGCTGTGTGATGCTGTGGAATTCATTCCAGAACAGGTGAAACTTTTCGTTGACGGCTTTCTTTTTCTGCTTGTCGCTATCGGGAACTCCCATCCATTTATCGTATTCGACGACACGAATATGCAGGGAGGAATTGTTGGGGTGAGAGATGATTTCTATAATTCCCAGCGTGGCAAGCTCGTGTATGAACCTGAAGGCTTTTCCGACAGACCAGTGGAAGATGTGGCTCCAGTCGCGATAACTAAACAGGCTTTCGCCTCTTTTACACAGGCAGTTTTTATTTTGACGGTCGTTGTAGAGTGTATCCGAATAATTGACCTTCATCAGAATTTTCAGGAGAGCTTCTATTTCTCCTTCTTGCATGTGTCGGTCTTCTATCTGCTGCTGTAGTAAGGCTTTAGGGATAATGAGAAAACCATGTTTCAGCATGGCTTGAAAATTGAAATTTTTCATTGAGTGTTATTTAAATTTTCTGTAAAAGTACGCTATTCCCGTGCGGTTTGCAAGGGGTGTGTCTGTTTGTGGACGGGTGTGGACGAAGAAGAATAGTTGTGGTACGTAAGTTGTTGTATTTTTGTTTTCTTTCATGGGGCGAAGAAGCGATCAGGAGATGAAACGGATGCTCTGTTTGTGTTTGATAGAACTTCTGCCGGAGATAAACAGAGCCTTCGTTGGGAGGATTCGGAGGCTCTGTTTGGAATGAAAAAAACGGTCATTTTGCCGAACGCTTTGTGGAACGCTTTTTTCTTTCTGTAAATAGCTGTATAAATGATAGTTATCTTCTTTTCCGAAAAAAGTGGTGAACGCAAAGTGGAATACATAATAAACAATAAAAAGATAAATGATATATTTAAAAATATATAGTTCGATTTTCTTTTTATTCCTTGTCGATGTTTTCGTTTTCTACTACGTAATTAAACGTTGGTCGGCAGGTCGATGTGGGGAGGTCCCCAATGGCGGTAAAGGATTAGTTGCATTTCGGGACTGATGTCGATTGTTTGGCAGGTGTAATACGCGGCAGCCAGTTGTTCGTTCAACGTCTTGTCTGCTTTGATGCGTTTGCGCATTTTTTTGCTGGCGGAAGAGGCGTTTGCCAGATCTGGAAAATATTCTTTCGCCAACTCGGAGAAATACTTGAATCCATTGATGCTGTAGTGTTCGGCAGCTGGTTCATTGTTGTTCATAACTTTGTTGTTTTTTAGTAATTAAAATGATTATTTGTTTAAAAAACTGCGCAAATGTATAAAAATAAATTTGATAGATAATGTGAATATTTCAGTTTTTAATATTATAATTTTATATATGTAAATCTTTGTATATATATTTTCGTATTTTACTAAAGTAAATTGTGAAATTAGTAAATATTAATTATTAAATTATTTTTTAATGAAAAAGGAAAGTTTTACTTCGTTTATGAAACAAGTGGCTGTTGATTTGCAGCAGAGTGGGAATTTAGGGACTGCTCATGTATATAGAAGTAGTTTGAATGCGATTCTTACTTTTCAGGGTTCCGGTTGTTTGTCGTTCCCGGAAATAACTCCGGAGTGGTTGAAGCATTTTGAGGGTAGCCTTCGTGCTCGTGGGTGTAGCTGGAACACGGTGTCTACGTATCTTCGCACGTTGCGTGCGGTTTACAATCGTGCTGTCGATCTTCGGAAAGCGCCTTATGTGCCGCATTTGTTTCGCTCCGTATATACAGGTACGCGGGCGGACCGTCGTCGGGCATTGGATGCGGAGGATATGAAGAAGGTATTTGCCCGTCTGTTGCAGTCGGATGCGGTTACTCCTGCCATGAGGGGTGCGCAGGAATTGTTCATCCTGATGTTCCTGCTCCGGGGGCTGCCTTTTGTCGATCTGGCTTATCTGCGTAAGAGTGATCTCCGGGGGAATGTGATTAGCTATCGTCGTCGTAAAACGGGGCGTCCACTGTCTGTGACGTTGACGTCGGAAGCGATGTTTCTTTTACGGAAGTATATGAGTCGCGAGGAGCAGTCGCCCTATTTATTCCCGATTCTTCACAGTGACGAAGGTTCGCCAATGGCGTATAGGGAATATCAACTGGCTCTGCGCAATTTTAACTATCAGTTGGAACTGGTGGGAAAGCTGCTTGGACTCAAAGACCGGTTGAGCTCATATACCGCACGTCATACTTGGGCGACGACTGCGTATTATTGCGAAATTCATCCGGGCATTATTTCCGAAGCAATGGGACATTCGTCTATCACTGTAACGGAAACTTATTTGAAACCTTTTCGAAGTAAGAAAATTGATGAAGCAAATAAACAGGTGCTCGACTTTGTAAAACGCTCGGTGATGGGTGCAAGTGCTTGATTTTTACTCTGTTACTTCGTAGGTAACGGGTTGAAATATCGGTGCAAATATGAGCATATTTCTTAAAACAACCAAACGAAATCATACATTTTTTCTAATAAACTACTCAAAAGAGGAATTAAACAAATAAAACACACGGATTCTTTGTATTAGGACTTTGTTAACTTCTAAATTTTGCAAAAGATTTCCCTCCCTCTACTGCCTTTCAGAAGCAGGGGTAAAAATGTTTCATTGCTTATCGTCTTATTTTTCAGTATTGACTACTCCAAAAGAGCAGGTACAAAGGTTTATCCGTTACCTACGAAGTAACGGGCGGCTATTATTGAAACTTAGTGTTTAATAATATATTATTAATGTAATTTTTAAGTAGTTATGAAGAAAAAATTTGTTAGGGTAATGCTTTTTGGGGCATTGACGCTTGCGGTTAGTACAACTGTAACGAGTTGTAAGGACTATGACGATGACATCAAAAATCTGCAAGAGCAGATTGATAAAGTTACGTCCACTAATCCGGTGAGTACAGAGGACATGAAAGCGGCCATATCTAGTGCCATTCAAACTTTGCAGACTCAATTGCAAACTGCTATTGATGGTAAGGCGGATAGCAAGGCAGTACAGGATTTGCTGAAAACAGTAGAAGCGTTGCAGACTGCGTTGGAAAACAAAGCAGATGCAAGTACTATTAAAACATTGGGCGACCAGATTACCGAACTTTCAAAACAAGTAAACTCAATCGAGGGAACTTTGAACGAAACGAAAAAAGATCTGGAAGCTAAAGTTGCCGACCTGACAGAAAAATTGGCTGGTGCTGCATCTAGCGAAGACCTGAAAAAATTAGCAAATGAACTGGCAGAAGCTAAGAATGAATTGAAGGCTGTAAAAGATATGGCTGACAATAATGCGGCTGCTATTGTTGAGATACAAGCTAATATCTTGGAACTGCAAAAATTGGATGGCAGAATCACCGCATTGGAAACATTCAATCAAAACGCTGCATCGAAGGATGATTTGACTGCTTACGTAGCCCATTCTGAACTTGCAGGATTGGTTGATAACGAAGTTCTGGAGTTGCTGAAAGACAATGGCTCTATTGCTAAATATGTAAACGAGGTTATTGAATCACAGGTATTGGCGGAAACCTCTGCTATCAATCTTGCTATCAAAGGTGTAGACGATAAATTAGCAACGTTGAGTACTAGTTTTGAAACTTATAAGAGTGAACAGGCAACTGCTTACCAAACTGTTACCAGTAATATCACTACGCTTACTACATTTAAAACAACTATCGAAACAGCTTTAGCTGGTGGTGGTTATGAAAATTTTGCGGCAGTATTGGCTGAAATCTCTACGATCAAAGCTAGTTATGGCTATTGCGCTACTAAAGCAGATTTTGATAATAAAGTAGAAGCCTATCTTGCTACTTATAAAAGTGGGGTAGATGGAGAGTTTACTGCATTAAAAACTCGTATCACAGCACTTGAAAATCAGATTCAGAGCGTAGTTTATGTTCCTGAATATGAAGATGGTAAAATCATCTTTATGTCTTATTTCTACGATAATAAATTGGTAGCTGAAACGAAACCGATCCAGATGAAATTCCGTATTTCTCCTGCAACGGCCGTTGCCAACTTCGCAGAGAATTATGCTCCTTCGTTCGACGGACAGGAAATTAAGACCCGCACAGCCGAGATTTATAACATTGAGAAAACGGAAGTAGACGAAGCTACAGGTATCGTTACTTTTACTATTTCTACTTCAACGGACAAGAGTTTCGCTGTTAGTCTGAATCTTATCGCTAAAGATCAAAGCAAGAATCTGACTAATATCAGTTCGAACTATTTCCCGGTAATTTCGGATTATAGAGCGATTACTGATGTAAAAGTGGAATCACCGAATAAAGAAATTGATTATATTCTTTATGATAAACCTCTATCAGTTGTAGATTATGCAACGGGAGCTGTTCTTCAGATTACTGGTAAAAATAGAGCTGGTGATGATGTTACTAATGAGCCAATGGCAAGCAGTGTGAATGCCGAGAAGTTCGTAGTATCATATAAGGTAGAGGGCGATGATGCGGCTTCCTATACCATTGAGAAGGGTGTACTGAAGTTGAAAAATTATACTGATGCTTCTAATGGTAAAATAGCCAAACCAAAGGCCACTGTAACAATCACTGGTACTGATTTCGAGAAAGTTACTGCTTTTGCTGATGTTACCGCTAAAGCGGCATCGACAGATCCGGAAGTTTCTCCAACTATTTCGGCAGTTAAATTTGATGGAACAAAAGAACAAGTAGCTGATGTGACAGTTCCTTATGGTACAACTGGTGGTAGTACTGATATTGGTATTAGTCAGGAAGTTTATGAAAAATTGCCAGCAGAGAATTTTGCCTTTAAAGCTGCAGAAGGAGTATATTTGAGATTTAAAGCTAATACCACTACAAACGAATTGGAAATTGTAGTTCCGAAGGGTACAGTAAAAGATACTTATGTACCGGAAGTAAAAGTAAAGGTATCTGATGTACAGAACTTCACTTTGAAACCATCAATTACAGTTGAGGTAACAGATGCTGATTACACATTGACGTATGATGATAAGATTATTACTGGTGGATCAAGTTTGGCTTTGACCGCAAATCTTCTTCCGGCAGACAAGCCTACATCTATGAATTTCATGATGGAAATCCCTTCTCTCTTTGCGAACTATGCAACGATTGTGGACAATGCTAAGAAGGTAGGTGCTACTGTTCAGTTCTCACTGAAAGAGGCGATCACTGGTGTTAGCCTTGCAGATAATGTCTTGAAAGTGGATAATACATACTCTAACCCTGCTCCTGCTAAGGCTATAGTAGTTGTTGCTAAGGTTATTGCTAAAAATGCGGCTGGAGCAGATATCGAATTAGTAACTTCTAAGGAAACAACCTTTACTCTTGCTGATCTTAGTGGTGAATGGACTGCTCCGACTGCTACAACAGTGAAGATTGGTAGTGATAAAGTGGATGCAACTACTCAACTTGCAACAGGAGCTATATGGAAAGCTTCTAATAAAGAGAAAATGTGGGAAGCAGGTAAGGAAGTAAAAGCTGGCGACAAATGGGGAGCAGCTCCATTAGGCATATTCGGATTTGTAGCTCCTACATTTGAATTGGCTGATGCCGCTAATGCTAAATATGTTACTTTAGATAAGAATACGGGTGCTTTGACTCTTACCAATACAGGAAAGCAGTTGAAAGCTGAAGTTAGCATTATTGTTAACATTGTTGCCGAATCACGTTGGGGAACAATTACTAATTATGCTGCTGGTAAAACGGTTACAGTGAAAATAGATCCGACAAAAGAGTCAACTAGTATTCCAGACTAAAAACCCTTCTTCACCTATGTGTGAAAAAGATATTTTTACCCCAGAACAAAGCGAAGGACACAGCTTGTGAAAGTCCATCCTTCCATCTTTGTTCTTCTATTAGAAAAGGGATGCCACCCTAATTTCCCACTGGCATCCCTTTTATCTTTACTCTTGGAACGTCTTTTTTGTTGTACTAGAATCAAATTGCTAGTCCCTCATTTCCCTATAGGTAAAGGAGGCGTTCACAAGATATAGAAAACCCGAGCTTGCGAAAGTCCGGGTTTTTGTTATAAATCGACTTTGATAGCTTTCTCTATAAAAACATCTTCGTTTTCAGTTTTGTTCGTATGATGAGTTTTTAGATGAAAGAATACTTGTATCTTTATTGTCGAATAAATTAATAAATTGAGAAAATGTTGAAAGTAGTAACATTTATGAAGCAAGTAGCCACGGGGCTACAGGTGGAGGGAAACTTCGGTACTGCACACGTTTATCGTAGCAGTCTGAATGCCATCATTGCTTATTGTGGGAAAGCGGACTTCACCTTTGAAGAAGTGAGTCCGGAGTGGTTAAAAGGATTTGAAATACATCTTCGTAGTCGTGGTTGTAGCTGGAACACCGTTTCCACTTATCTGCGTACGTTTCGTGCGGTTTACAATCGTGCCGTCGATCTTGGGAAAGCTCCTTATGTACCTCATCTGTTCCGCTCTGTTTATACCGGTACTCGTGCCGATCATAAACGTGCGTTGTGTGATGACGATATGAAGAAGGTGTTTGCCAAATTGTCTCGTACATCAGGTGTGCCATTTGCTGTATGTCAGGCGCAAGAGTTGTTCATTCTGATGTTTTCGCTTCGTGGTATGCCGTTTGTCGATCTCGCTTATTTGCGTAAGAGTGATTTGCGTGATAACGTAATAACATATCGCCGGCGTAAAACAGGGCGCCCGTTGTCTGTGACGTTGACTCCCGAAGCGATGATCCTGGTGAAGAAGTATATGAATCGCGATCCCTCTTCTCCCTATTTATTTCCATTGTTGAAAAGCCGTGAAGGAACTAAAGAGGCGTATCGCGAATATCAGTTGGCATTGCGCAGTTTTAACCAACAGTTGATGTTGCTAGGTGAATTATTGGGATTATCCGATAAATTGAGCTCGTACACCGCCCGCCATACCTGGGCTACGACAGCTTATTATTGTGAAATCCATCCGGGTATTATTTCCGAAGCGATGGGACATTCGTCTATCACTGTGACGGAGACTTATCTGAAACCTTTCCGGAGTAAGAAAATTGATGAAGCAAATAAACAAGTTCTTGACTTTGTAAAACGTTCTATTGTAGGTGTAAGTGCTTGGAAATAACTCTGTTACTCTGTAGGTAACGGGAATGAATATCGGTGCAAATATGAGCATATTTCTTAAAACAACCAAACGAAATCATACATTTTTTCTAATAAACTACTCAAAACAGGAATTAATCAAATAAAACACGCGGATTCTTTGTATTAGGGCTTTGTTAACTTCTAAATTTTTGCAAAAGATCTCCTTTCCTCTACTGTCTTTCAGAAGCAGGGGTAAAAATGTTTCATTGTTTATCTTATCATTTCCCAGTATTGACTACTCCCGAAAAGCAGGCACAAAGGTTTCTCCGTTACCTACAGAGTAACGGGCGTGCTATTATTGAAACTTAGTGTTTAATAATATATTATTAATGTAATTTTTAAGTAGTTATGAAGAAAAATTTTGTTAGGGTAATGCTTTTCGGGGCATTGACGCTTACAGTCAGTGCAGTGGTGACAAGCTGTAAGGACTACGATGATGATATTAAAGGCTTGCAGGAGCAGGTCGATAAAATCACATCAACCAGTCCGGTAAGTACAGAAGACATGAAGAACGCAGTTGAAAAGGCAAAACAGGATTTGCAGACACAACTGAATGACTTGAGCGCACTTGTGGAAAATCCGGATGGTGAAAAAACTTTGAAAGAAAAAATCGCTGCACTGGAACAAGCTTTGGCGGATGCCACAGGCGATAAAGCTAAAGATTTGGCAATAAGATTGGCAGATCTTCAAAATCAACTGACCACTCTGCAAAAGATTCTCAAAGGTGAGGATGGTGTCAGTGGTTTGGAAAAGAAGATTGAAGAACTTGAGAATGTTAAAACCGTATTATCTGAACTGATTGCAGCAGAACAGGCATACATTACATCTGGTAAAAAGGATGCAAGTGCTTACGAAAGTACCAGTTTTGGGGCTTATGTAAACCAAGCTATCATAAATGCCCTTCAACACGAGGGAGACGACACTTCTAAATGGGGGAAAATAGCTCAATACGTAACAGAAGCTGTTCAGAAAGGTATTTCTACAGAGTTGAGTGGTATTAATAATTACCTGACTGCCCAGTACGGAGTGAAAACGACTTTGGAAACATTCGTGAAAGATGTTTATGAGAAGCTCTTTAGTGAAGAAGCCATCGGGAAACAAACTCAACTGGATAATCTTTTAGATGCTATCAATGCTTATGTAAGTACTGAAGAGGGTGCTGATTATAAGAGTTATGCGGATATTATCAAGCAAATTGATGATACGAAAAAACAATTGGCAGCACTCGAATTACCTGCAACAGGTACATTTAGCCAAGCGGTTAAAGATATTATAAAGAGCGAATCCGAACAAGTTGGCGGTGTTATAAAAAGCCTCGAATCCAGACTTGATGCTGAAATCGACGCTATCAAAGGTATGATTCAGAGTATTGTATATGTGCCAACTTATGCAGACGGACAGGTACAGTTCAATACATTCTATGCGGACTTTGATGCTATGGGCAGTCATAATTGGCAACCTGTAGTCAATGTGGACGAAGTGGCAGTGAGATTCCGTGTATCTCCGGCTTCAGTTATAACGGATTTGGTTGCTTGTTTCGAAGCGGATGGTGCTGTAAATGAGAATGCAAAATATGTAGTTTCTGTAGATTGCCAGAAAGTGCAGACGCGTGCATTAAACGATCCGTTCAAAATAAAAGGAATCAAAGTGGTAGATGCAAAGAAAGAACCTAACTTGATTGAAGTGACGTTGGATGCCAGTGCAGTAAAAAATAGCTATGCCGTAGCTCTGACTGTAACAGACAAGGTTGCTGCCGATAAGAATACCTTGAATGATGTTGCTTCAAACTATTTTGCCGCTGTGAAGAGTGATTTGTATATCGACAATGTGGTATGGGAGTCTGCAAATGGAACAGTAACTCAATTGGCTAAAGGTGGCAAACTTGACTACAAAGGAAAGAACGGAGAGACTGAATCTTATTATAGCGTAACTGTGTATCCGTCGATAAATGGTTCTAGCGCTGTTGAAGGTACTCCTGCAACAAAGACATTGAGTGAACTTGGCATCTCTGATGCTAATTTCAGTGTAGCATTCGCAACGACTGCTGATGTTACTTCTAACTTTAATTTGGGTGCAACGACCGGTATCTTGGAAGCTAAAGGAGCGGCGGGAAGCACAGCCACAGTGCAATCTACAGTCACAGTGACAGATCCTGCAACAGCCGGAACTCCGGGTGCGAAGACAGTTGAATATGCCGCTAAGGAATATGCGCAAGTTAAAACCGTTAGTGAAGGAACGGCACAAACAGTTACACTTGCTTCTGAAGATCCTATTCTGTGGAATGGTAACAGCGATCAGAAGCTTCTTATTAAAGATAATGATGCTTTGACTGCTATAAAGGCTGCATTGGGAGGTTCTCCTATTACTAATTTCGATGGTTGTTCTTATGCAATAGTTTCTCCTGTAGGTGGAACAATTAAGTTGGGTGATACCGGTTCTACAGACTATAAACTTGCATTGATAGTTCCTCAAAATACGGTCTGCGAAACACCGACAACAATCGTTACCCGGATTTCTAAGGGTGATTACAGTATTGATGTCACATTGGAAAATGTACAGGTAAGTTATCCTGCAGAAGCTGATCTTACATTGGCTAACTCAAATGCTTGGGATGGAACCAAGGCTGTATTGAATCTTAAGGAAACAGGTAGTAGTCCAATAACTGCAGTGACTGCCGAAAGAGATCTGACTGAACTTTTCAGTAACTATATGGATCTTAAGAATGCATTGACCTCTCTTGGTGGAGCATTTAAGTTCTCTGTTGTAGGTGACACTCCTGCTGGTGTAACTCTTAATGCAACTACTGGTGCGCTTTCAGTAACAAAAAATTATCCTGTAGGTGGTGCTGGCTTTAGCGTAAAAGTAGAAGCAAAATGTGAAGAGAAAGTTATTTCTACCAAAACAATTCCTGTTGTATTCAATACTGCTAAGATGAACGGTACATTTGATTACAAGGGTACTGATGAAGGTAAAGACAAGCTGGAATTTAATGTGTCTTCTGCTGCAAAAAGAGGAGAGGGCGTTGATGTATCAAGCGCATTAGTATGGAAAGATGCTTCAGATCGTCAGCTTTGGCCTTCTACTAATGCTTCCGATGTCTATCAAAACTCTAAGGGTGCAGAAATATTTGGCTTCACTGTAGCATTTGAATTGGTAGCCGGTGAAGATAATGATAACTTTACTCTGGACGGCACAACCGGCAAGCTTACATTGAAGAACCCGAATGCTACCCAGAATCATAAGGCTATGACAGTCAAAGTAAAGGCTATTCCTACTTCTCCATGGGGAACGGTAGAGGCTAAAGTAGTGACTGTTACAGTTGCCGAATGGGTAGACTAATAGGATAGAGAATCTCATAATATATTATATATTGAGAAAAAACAAATAAACCCATTCTTCACTTGTGTGTGAAGATATTTTTACCCCAGAACAAAGCGAAGGACACAGCTTGTGAAAGTCCATCCTTCCCTCTTTGTTCTTATTTAGAAAAGGGATGCCTCCCACATTTCCCACAGGTATCCCTTTTTATTTTTTACTCTCGGAGCGTCTTTTTGTTGTACTAGAATCAAATTGCTAGTCCCCCATTTCCCTATAGGTAAAGGAGGCGTTCCCAAGATGCAGAAAACCCGGGCTTGCGAAAGTCCGGGTTTTCTTGATTAATAACCAATAACAATTAACCAATAACAACTAACAATAGAATATGTAAATGAAAAAAGAAATCTATTCTTTATCCCACTCCTTGCTCGCTTCGAAACAGGGGCAAGCCTTGATCCACTCTTCCGGTTCAATCTCACCGTCTCCGTCAAGATCGGGACTAAGATCACGATGTCCGCAGACACGGCATCCCGGAAAATCCTTTAATAAAGTCAGGATAAGAACCCGTAGCGAGTGTTTCTGCCAACAAGTGCGCGTGTCTTTCGGCTGTCCCATGCAGTCCAGTCCGCCTTCGTAGCAGATACCGATACTTTCCCGGTTGAAACCACGGCTATGCGCACCGATCCGTTCTAACGGACGGGTAGACTTAATATCCCCGTTCTTACGAATATAAAAATGATAACCCACACCATTGAAGCCGCGGCGACGATGACAAACGTCCAAATCATGTTCGGTGAAAGATTTATCCTCGCGGGTAGCGGAGCAATGAACGACAATCAGATTAATAGTTCTCATGCGTTAGGCAGGTATTAAAGAAGTGGATGATGATGCGGATTCGGAACCATTGTTGCGCTGAATACACTCTTTATTGACACACTGTAAAGTGACAGCTTCCGAAAGTTTGCCTTTTAATGAAAAAATCTCCGAGTGCATTTCCTTTACACGGTCGCTCAAATCGAAATAATCCTTGAGCACCTTTTCGAGCTGTTTCATAAGGAAGCCATACTGCTCTTTCACCAGTTCGCTGAACTCTTTGACGTCCTGCATCATTTGCTGACGTTTTTTGCGACCTCCGAAAAAAGGGAGGATGGCTGTAATGATATCAATGATTTTGTCTAACATCTTTCTTGAATTAAAGATTAAAAATTAAAGATTGAGAATTGAGAATTAAAAAATAAGAGAAACTAAAAATAGGAAAACTAAAAAAACACGAGAATGAAAGAAAATGGAGAAATAAAGAAAATGAGAAAATGCGGGAAAGAGAAAAACAGAAAAACAGCAACCACATGGCAAGGAGCCATACATGGATCAGTTCCTGAAACCATGTGATACTGTTTTTTCTAAGGATGAAGTTTCATTCTGCCAAAGAAGATAGAGCGGGCAGCCTATTTACGCTGCTGGATCCGGTGCTTCTCCACCGCCCGGTTTATTGCCCCCCGAACCGCTGCCGGAATCATCGTCCGAACCACCGTTTCCGGAATCGCTTCCATCGCCCTTTCCGCCCAGGACGAAGTCCACGTTGTTCTCACTTCGTGTACTCGTATGGCTCGAATTCATTAGCTTCAACGCTTTGTCGGCAACAAAGCGGACATTGACACGGCGGATGCTGCGCACCGTACAATCTTTCATAGTCTCCGTACCGTCACTAGTCAGCGTGATGTGGAACGTACCCAATCCGTCAATCTTCACCTTATCGCCCTGGGTGAGCGACAGGCGCAACTGTTCCACAAATGCCTCAATGGTGTGTTTCACATCTCCGGCAGTCAGTGACGATTTACTTTCGATGGCGGTAGCCATCGTATCAACGTCCATCACTCTTACATTGCCCGATTTCTGACGTATGTAATACAGTAACGGAGCATCCTCCTGATTTACATACTTTCTGCGCTGATAGCGTTCTACTAATACATCCATAAATTTGAAAAGTTAAGGTTTAAGTGAATAATTATATGTTTTCTTTTTGATACTACAAATATACAAAATCAGAGAGGAGAAGTCAAGTAAATATGGTTTTATTTTCTCTGATAATATAAAAAGTTTTGCACCGGATATATATCAATACTATTTCGATAAATTGTCTTGATTATTTATACAATATACCGTTTTATTTAGCATGTTTTTCCAAATATTCCAATGGCGGAACATAGTCATATATTTTTGTCATCGACGGATTATGTCCGAAATATACATTCCCAGTCTCTCCATTACGCTGCTTGGCAACGATAACCACCCCCAGTCCTTCTGTCGGGTAACCGCTTTCCCGGTCGGTGACGATGCGTTGCATGGCCGGTCGGTAAAGCAACATCACGACGTCCGCATCCTGTTCGATAGCTCCGCTCTCGCGCAGGTGTGCCAGTTCCGGACGTCCTCCGGGACGATTCTCCGACTCGCGGTTCAGCTGACTAAGCAGTACGACGGGAATATGCAGCTCCTTGGCTAGCAACTTGGCTTTCCGGGTGGCTTGTGCCACTTCCTGTTCGCGGTTGCGGTTGGCCTGCTTGGTAGTCATGTCGCAGAGTTGCAGGTAGTCGATAATAATTGCGTCACACTGATTGCGGCTCTTCAGTAGCCGGGCACTTGAGCGAATGTGATCCATGCTGACAGAAGTGCTGTCGTCCACGTAGATGGGGAGTCCCGATAGTTCTGAAGCTGCGGTGTGGGCATTTTCCATCTCTTGCAGGGTAGGTATTCCGTTTCTCCACCGGTAAGGATTAATGTTGCTCGCTGCTGCCAGCCATCGGTCGGCAAGGCGTTCCCCTTGCATCTCAAGGCTGTAGACGGCCACCGCATTGCCCGCCATTGCCGCGCTGCGTGCCAGGTGCAGGGCAAAAGCCGTTTTACCTACGGAAGGCCGTGCGGCTATCACTATCAGATCACTATCCTGCAAACCGCCCGTTTTCTGGTCGAGTTCGGTCAGTCCGGTGGGGATGCCGGTGACGCCGTTCACGCTTTTGGCAATACGCAATTCAGCTTCTTTCAGCGTGTCGGTCATTAGGGTGTCCATGCAGCGTATATGGTCGTGGTGTCCGGATTCGCCTTCGAGACGGTCGAGCAGGTTGTGCGCGTCGATGAGGGTGTCGTCGATGTCGATTGTTTCATCCATGGCGCAGGTGAGGAGTTTGTTGAAGCCGACTACGGCTTCGCGTGCCAGATATTTCTGGTGGACGATTTGCGCGTGATACTCGATGTGGGCGGAGGAAGCTACCCGGCTGCTTAGTTGTACGATGGTATACGGCCCGCCTATCTTTTCGAGCACTCCGCGACGGGTGAGCTCTTCTTTGACGGTGAGAATATCTATCTTTTTGTTTGCCTGATACATGGCTATCAAGGCGGCGAAGATCAGCTGATGATGATCGTCGTAGAACATTTCGGGGCGTAGCTTGTCGGCTACGAGTGGCAGAGCCTCCTGTTCTATCAGGCAGGCTCCAATGATGGCTTCTTCGAGTTCGCTGGCGTGTGGTTGCATTTCTTTTCGATGTTTTTTAGTCTATATATTCGTTTAAGAAAGCCTTGTCTTTCAGGTAGGTGGCGGCAAGGGGGATGAAACGTGTGTCGTTGGTGTGGTAGTAGACTTCCTCGATGTGGTCGATGGCTGTCTGTTGTTCCTCTTTGGTGAGCTTGTCCCATTCGCGGCGGGCACGGGCGACGTACTGTTTGGGTTTTTGCATCGTTTCATGATATTTATCCCAGAAAACGTCGAACACTTCGGATTTTTCTTTCTTTTTTTCTTCGCGGGCTTCCGGAGAGATGCAGCCGGTCCAGAAATCATAGTTGTTGATATGAATGTGGAAGATTCCTTTCTGGTGCGGGATGATCTTGATAATGCCCTCTTCCTGGATTTTTTGAAAGAAGCGGAGGGTTTTGGATCGGCTCCATTGGAAGAGTTGGCTCCAGTGTTGCTGGCTGATGACGGATTCTCCGCGTTGGCATACGATGTCGATCTGCTGAATCTTGTACGTGGTTTCCGAGTAGTTGGCGTGTATCAGGACTTGGAGGAGCGCTTCCAGTTCTCCCGGAGCTTTATCGTTTATCTGACGTTTTAACAGTGCTTTGGGAATCAGGATGTAGCCTTCGTGCAGGAGGTTGTTTGGAAGTTGTTTCATTGAGACCTATTTTTATTTACTTGTTGTTGATTGCGGGTTATCCCCATTGTGCATACATTGTCGGATGCGGCTGCGAAGGTAGTGCATGAATGGCTGTTCGTGCAAATCTTTTTTGGCTGGAATGGGGGTGTTTTGAACGGTATGGTGGTATTTGGGCTGTATTGGGGGCTGTAGGACGGAAATAATGTTGTTCTGTGTGACACCGCGCGGGTGTAAAAGATGAGATTGGGGGAATGAATAGAAAAACAGAGGTTCTGTTGGGATGAAACAGAGCCTCTGTTTATTAGAAATAGAACCTCTGTTTGCCGTAAATAGAGGCTCTATTCGGGGACATGCGGTTTTCTTTTTAGTATTTTTTTTGACAAAAAATCGAACAGCCAAACGAACACCCCCTGAAGGTGGCTCAACTGCTTGTCTGTCATGCGTTTGCAACGCTCGAAAAAAAGTAGGCGAACCACCAACCGAACATATATAAATACTAAAATA